TAACGAGAACCGCCATCTTCTTGGCAACGAGGTTAACGTTATCCCAGGTCGGAGCGGACTCGGTCGCTGCGACGCCTTCACCCACGAAATAGGCGGTGACGCCAGCCGTGCGGCGCGGCCAGTTGAGCGTATCACGCACCATCGGGATTACGGCAGCGTTCTGACGGAACACGCCGTACTTTTCACGAAGGTTGATGATTGCATCCATCATCTGCTCGGGGACGAGCACGCCACCGGCCGAGTTTACGCCTTCGCTCACGGACTTGATAACGCCGTTCGCCTTGCACCACTCCTTGGCGTTCTCATCGCCGTAGATAGTAGCAAGCAGGAACTTGCCGACTGCGTGCGCCTGATCTTCGGCGCGGACGAGCTCGCCACGATCATCGCGAACGTCCTTAAACGCCTTCAGGCCAGCAAAGCGACGCGGAGCAGCGGGGACGCTGGCGCGAACCCCAACCGGCTTAGCCGCGGACGCCTTCAGGCGATCGGCCTCGACCGAACGCTCAATCTTCTTATCGAAGTCAGCAATATCGGCCTTGATCGCGTCATATTTCGCGTCGTTGGCCTTGTCTTCCACGTAGTCGGCGGCACCCATCACATCGACAAGAGCAGCCAAAGCATCAACCTTCTCAGCGCGCTTAGCGCGGAGTTCTGCGATCTTCATTTTGATAAACCATAAAGGAGGGACGCCCTACGCAATCCCAGTCTCCCGGTCTTAGCCGGGGAACGGCGCCGACTTAGCGGCTCCGAATCTCGATCAATTCCAATTCGCGCTTGCGCTTTGCAGCAAGACGCTGCTGCGTTGCTGTGCGTTCAATGCTTATGAGTCGCTTCTGGGTGATGGTGGCGTCACCATTCGCCGCGACAATCTTCTTACCGAAGGCGTAGAGAGCCGGATCGGTCTTTGACTTGCTCAAGATGCCATCCGCCAGGCGCAAAATGCGCTCATCGTCGTGCGCCATGGTCTGCTCTGCCCAATCGAGCACCAGCGACACGTCAATTCCCGCGGCCTTGCCCTCGATTAGAGCCTCTGCGTTGGCAGGAACGGGCACAGCGGAGAACTCCAAAAGCTCCTGCTCCAGGAAGTCAATTCCGTATTTGCGATTTGCATCCTCAGCGAATGCATACTTGATCGGGGCAAACCCGACCGATGTGGCGGACAGAAAACCGCCCTTATACATCGCAAAAACGGTGTCGTTAAATTTTGACATCCCCTCCGGCGTGAACTCGGTCGACGCCTTCAGCTTACCGCCCTGGATATAAACGCTCGTCGCTTTCGCGACTGGAAGCATGGATGCATCATGCGCCCAAAGAACGACAGGATTCTTCTGGTATCTGTCAAGCTTCCAGCCATCAACGGCGACAGTATCGCCCATCCGGTCAACCGAAGCTGTCGAGATCGTGAAGTTAAGGCCGCGCGTTTCCTCAGCGGCCTTCACTTCTGTGTCGAAAGAGCCTCGCAGGATGACGTTTTCCGGCGCGATCTTGTCGGAAGTCATTGCCTCAAGCGCGGCTGCGCGAAAATCTTCGGAGCCGAGAAACTTAGGCTCAGACATTAGGCGTTCTCCTGTCCAGCGACGTTCGTCGGTGCCGGTGGCGGCTCGCCAGCTTCGACCATATTCAAGGGTTGCAAATAGATATCCCCCTCGGGGATACGGTTCATGTTTTCCTTATCCCGGCAGTCGTTCGCCGAGAAAATTCCCCAGTTGCGCGCGATGGCGTAACCGTTCATGCGGCTCATAAAGTCGCCACGCAGCAACGCATCGACGTTGAATTCGAAAAAGTAGCTACCCTGTTCGGAATCGAGCAACAGGTCCCGCTTTAGCGTCTGTTCCCATCTAACAAGTTCTGACATCAAACAGTCGGTGACGTATTCGAGTGACTGTTGCTCGATATTGCCGAATGTCGCCTTGCTAAGGTCTCCGACCTTGTGTGGCGGCATCCTAAATATGCGCCAAATCTCACTATTTTGCAGATTTCGCGTCTCAATATACTGCGCGTCGGTGTTATCCATGCCGATTTGCGCATAATCCAAACCACCATCCAAGATGGCGATCTTGTGCGCGTTCTCCGTGCCTCGGTATTTGCGTTCCCAGGACTCGCGAACGAGATCGGCCGCCGCGGCGTCAAGCTTTGCGGGCACTTTCAGAGCGCCGCGAGGCTGCGCAGAGTTGCCAAAGAACGCAGAACCGTACTTTTGCGCCGCTGTTGCCAGTCCGATCGTCTCGCGATGGTAGGAAATCGGCGATAACCCGACCATGCCGTCGAGGGACAAGCCTCGCAAATGAAGCACGCCAGCAGCCGGGAAAGTGTCGATAACCTGCCCATTTCGGTCGTGAACGCGGTAAAATAACTCCTTATAATCAGGCGTTGATAGTACCTCGACCCTATTCCAACATACCGGCCACAGGCCGACGACCCTGCCGCGGCCGTTGAATTCTTTCAGCGCAAGGGCGTTTCCACGCAAATCCAGGTCGGTTTGCATGAGCTGACGGAATTCAAACGACGTCATACGCTCGTTTGGTTTCTCTTTGACCAGCGTATAGAGCGGATGACTTTCGGCCCGCTGCTTGCTGCCGTCGCCGAGCCGCTGGTACATAATCAACGGAAGCTTGGCGACGTCCTCCGAGCGAACGCGAACGCAAGCCCAGATAGCCGCCAACTTCATCGAGCTTTCAGGACTTACCCGTTCGCCCGATAGCGTTTCACCGCCAGTTGCCCAGTCCACAAACCATCCGGCAGGATTAGCCGCCGTTGATTTCGTCTCGCCGCCGAAGATGCGACTCCAAAAACCCATTCAAAATCTCCGCGCGGCTATAACAGGCCGCCTCGGGCCATAATGTCGGCACTCGTCAGCCCATGTTCGCCTCGTTTGCGGTCGCGCGACTTGATGCCCTCTAGCATCGCTAGCGCTACCGCCGGGTCGATACGAAACCGCGCCTTTTCCTTGTCGAGCTTCCGATTTCCGGCCGGATCCATAGTCGAAACAGCGTTCGCCATGGCCCAGGTCAGAACCGGGTTAGATGGATGTTCGAGCTTGCGCTCAATTACATCTAGCTCCAGCGCGTCGATTGCCGGTGCCATGTCGCGGTACCCTTGGCCCCAAGGGATTAGACGCAATCCAGTACCGCGCTTATCGCCGCCCCTATCTTCCCATGCCTCGAACCCGAGCCGGTCAAATTCGCGTAACAGGTCGGCAATGCGCCATCGATCGTATGCAAGCCCTAGAACGGTATAAGCCCGCCAAAGCTCTATTATCTTCTGCGCGACGACTGCCGGATCGATCGTGCGGCCTGGAGAAGCCAGCAAATGACCATCGTTCCACCATTGCACGTATCGCTGATTGCCGGAACCGAAGTCACGGTCGCTATGTTCGGCTAGCAAGTCTTCCGGCTTCCAGCAGAACGCCCGAACCCGCGTCTTGTCGCCCGCGCTACCCATGACAAGTGCGGTAAGGTCGATCACCGCGGACATATCTAGCGCTAGATAAACTTCCTCTTTCTCAACGAATTCCGCGGTGCCGGCACAAGCCATCCACTCGACACGTGAAATCAGCGACGCAATCGGCGCAACACGCTGATTCAAATAGAGGTTCCGAAACTTCGGCTCCTCTGCCGGCATACGCTGGGCCTTGTCGGCTATTGCCTTCAGGTCTGCCAGCGAGCGGAAATCGCCTAGTGCTGGGTTTGCCTTCTTCCAGTTTGCCGGATCAAATGCGTCGTCTGATTCCGGGACTTCATAGAGGTGACAACAGATAGAAGGATCACCAGCGTTAAGCCCATCATCAAGCAACTTAGACAGAATGTGTTCAGGATCGTTGCTTTGAGTACTGATGACAACGAAGAGCGGCTCGGCCCGCGCGCCCATGCTCGTATCGAGAACGTCGTATAGTTCACGGTTCTTCGCCTGCGCTAATTCGTCAAATATCACGAACGTCGGGTTAAGACCGTGCTTGGTGCCAGCCTCCGCGGACATTGCCTTGTAGAAACTGCCGTTAGAATAGCATGCGATATGCTTGGTGCTGTCGATCACCCTAAGCATTTCGCTAAGCTCTGGGTCGGCGCGGACTATTTGCGCCGCCACCTTAAAGACCTGCCCAGCCTGTTCGCGATCGTTGGCTGCCGAGTAGATTTCCCCGTTCTGGATTGCTTCCGGCCCGATCAAATGGACGAGCACTAGAGCCGCAATCAAAGCCGTCTTGCCGTTCTTACGCGCTATCGACAGGATGGCACGGCGCACAATGCGGCGCCTCGTCTTGGCATCTACCGGCGCGTAGATGTCCCGGATAAACCGTTTCTGCCATTCCCTAAGCTTGAACGGACCGCCCTGCCCCTCGCCGGATGGGACGGTCAGTTGCTCAATGAATCGGATAACTCGCTCAGCCCGCCCCCGATCAAACCTGCGAACCTGCTTTTCTTCTGCGTTGCAGTCGGCAACTTCAACGCCGCGCGGCTCTTCGGATCGAGTCCCAGCCGATCTCCCAGGCTCGCGATCAGCGTCGCCGCGTTCCTTTGGATTGCTAGCCATGGGCTCGGTGCCTGCGCTCCATTCTCGCCGACGCTGTAGACACGCTGGAAGCCAGGAGCGTTGATTTCGTGAGTGGCGACCTTGTGCTCTACCCAGGCCGACGCGAACGCTGCCAGCAAGAAGGAATCCAGCGCGGAATAAACGCTTTTTGGCATCGAGGCGCGGATGACTTCGATACATCCACGAGCGTCATCAGCGAGGTGTTCAGGAATGAACGGCTCGCCTTGCGCCTCGATTCCGGATTCCTCGATCATCCGCTTAGTCGGATTGCCGTCGAGGCGTTCAAGCTCGGCTAATTTCTTGCGTGGTCCGCGCAAACCCAAAAGCGACCCCCAAACGTCAAAACCGGCGGGATTTAAAACGGGA